ATAGATGATTCGGTCGCCAGGACGAGGAACAACAGCAAACGGAGTTGGCGTATTGATATCACCAACAGAAACGGAAGGAATGGAAACTCCTTGGCAGAAATAGTTCACGTTCGGTAGACGCTTGATACCGAATCGAAAGTTATTCTGACCAAGAAAGTTTAGATTATTTGGTTGATTTTCTTCTGCGCTCATATGTCTATTTATAATAAAAAAAGGGGAGAGCCGAAGCCCTCCCCCACGCTGGATTGTCTCCAGTCTTTTTTCTTACATAAGGTTGCTGACAGCAACGAAACGGTAATACTTGTTTGCACGAGCATCGCCGAAAGCACCGATCTCGCCAGTAGCGTCGTTTGTAGCGAAAGGATTCGCGATCATGCCGTAGCGAGTCTTGAATCCGATCTTTGGCTGGAAGGTGTTTTCACCAACAGCACGAACCATCTGTAGTGGAACGTATGGGCAGTAGAACAGACCAGCATCAAAGGCAGAAGAACCTTTGTAGCCGAGTGTGAAGTACTGTGAGCCAGAAGCTGAAGAGAAGTATGGGTCGATATAGACCTTGATACGACCATTCAGAACACCAGCGAAGGTGTTGCCTGTGTCATCAACGTTCAGGTTGTTAGCCAGAGCAGGGGTGTAGTCAAGAACACCAGCCATCTGCATAGCTGACGCAACGTCTGATCCGCAGATCATGACGTTACCCTTGCCGCGACGAGTTGCCTTGGCAATCTGGTTTGCTTCACGCTCGATCTGGAAAAGCAGACCCTTGAACTTTTCAACCATCCAACGACCATTTGAGTCAACGTCGAGGTTGAAAGTACCAGAAGAAGTTACGTTCTCCTGAGCACCAGTTGAAGCAGTGTAGTTGATTGTACGAACAACTTCACGGTTGATTTCTGACAGGATTTCGGCTGACAGAATGTTTGACAACTCTGTCTCAGCGTCAAGACCATGAATAGCCTTGAGGTCCTGAGCCAGTTCCATTGTGTACTCAGCTTTCAGAGCACGTGAAACGGCAGTAACAGCAACCTTTTCGATTGAGAAAGCCATTTCCTGGAAGTCATTAGCAGCACCGTCATCGCCGAGTGCTTCTGCGCGAGCAGTGGTCATACCAGTTGAAACGGTATAGCCAGAAGCACCAGCAGTAACACGACCAGTTGGATCGTTGCCGTCCTGAACACGACCAGATGAAGCATTAGCAACAACGAAACGTGAAGCAGTGTTACCAGCAGCAGAAGCTGAGAACGTTGTATTAGCTTCGTTGAAGAGAGCCTCTGTACCACCCTGAGTGCTGTAGCGCGAACGCATAGCAAAGATCAGACCAGTAGGACCAGTCATTGGCTGAACGCCGCAGATATCATAGGCGATCAGGTTTGGCATTGAACGACGAACCAGTGAAATAAGAACTGGATCGTAGATATCAACTGCACCATCACTAGCTGTTGATGAAGAAGCACCCATCGCGTTGGCAGGGGCAGCTTCGCCGAGCAGTGAAGGTGAATTGTAACCACCAGAACCAATCATCTGCTCACGAGATGACTTCTGCTGGTTTTCAAGCAGCTGTGCAGTTACAGCACGCTTGTGTGGGTCGGTAATGGAAGCCAGGTCAGGGTGTTCCAGTACTGGCTGCCACTTTTTCTGAATTGATTCGTTCAGAGATTCCATTTTTTATTACTCCTTAGTTGTTTTTACTTTTTGATGCCGCGAGAAATCGCAGACATATAAGCAGCCATTTCAACTGGAACCTGCTTTTCGGCGCTCTCATCGTCGCCCACTGGTTCCTCATCGAGAGTCACACTTTCAGACAAAGGTGCTGCAGACGCCTTTGTTGGGAAATAACTCTCACGAAGGGTAGCAACCTTCTTCGTATAAGACTCAATGTCTTCGAAGTCGACTGCTTCAGAAAGTGATTCCAGCTTCGCAATCTGCGTGTCTGTGAGACCTTCTGAAACTTCCTTGAACGCAGCAATGCGCTCAAATTCTTTGATCTTGTTGGTGAGCTCAACGTTCTTTTCGATTTCTTCGTTGATGGTTTCTTCAAGAACAGAAACCTTTGAAGTCATCTCTTCTACAACGTCAACTGCTTCGTCGGGAAGATCAATGTAGTTCTCAATGAATAGATTCTTGAGACCTGACATGAAACTCTCAACGATCTCAGTTTTGAGACCATGCTCGATAGCAACAGCGTTATCAGCCATCCAAGACTCAACAACGTAATCAAGATATGAATCAACACGCTCAACGAGTGACTCACTGATAGTTGAAGTCTCTTCAGCAATAGCTGTTTCGAACTGACCGTTAACAGTGTCCAACTGCTCATTTACTTTTGAAAGAACAGCAGCACCGAATACTTCAGTTGCCTTTGAAATGAACTCGTCGCTTACTTCAGAACCTTCAAAGATTGCTTTGATATCTTCTGATACGTCGAGATCTTCCATTGTGAGATGAGGAACTTTAACTGCCTTTGTCTCAGAAACGGTTTCGCCGTCTTCTGATTCTTCGGTAGCTTCGCCCATCATCTTTGAATAAGCAGCAGATACATCCTGCTTCTTCATGCCTGAAAGAGCATTGACCATAGCATTGATCATGCCAACCTTGGTGTATGGCTTAATGCCAGAACCCTGTGTTGGCGGCGTTTGATCGCCAGCTTGAGCAGCACCCCCAGGAGGAGTGGCTTCTTTGCCTGTTGGATCAGGAACCTCAGCGTTGACGCCGAAGCTCGCTTTCTTTGCTTCTTCAAGATCGTCGAGCTTTTCGACGGGGGTTTCCTGAACTGACATATTAATCTCCTATTATTTTGAAGACTTAACTTCTTTAGTTATTTATAAAATCGTTATTTTTACAGCTTATTCATAAGAGCAGTGAATGCTCTTAGAAGGATCTGTTCCCGATCTTCTTTGGTTGCAAATGATTCTTCGATGTCTTCCTTTACGGCTTCAACATCTGCTTCACGCCACACGCCATTGTCGTAGATCCACTCTTTACCTTCCATGATACCATTAGCAATGGCATGAGGCGCAGAGGGATCTGCTACAATATCAGCTGCGGTGGCTAGGTAGAAGTCTGGCTGGACTTCCATGACGTCGCCTTTTTTTACGAGGCTACCCATACCTCTGGAGGAGAAGCCCAACTTTGCGCCTTCCTTCATGAGATTCTTCACAATCTGTCCATAAGGTGTATCCATAACTTTAACTTTGCCGACGAAGTCATTTCCGTCCTGCTTCAGTTCTTTAATCATGTGAGACACACGTTCGAGATTAATCGTTGGTCCCTGTGGATGACCTAGTTCGCCATATGCACGATTCTGCTCTACGAACTCTTTGTTATAACGATCAACTTCTTTTGCCAATATTTGAGTCGGATAAGACCGACCGTTTTTATTTTTCATATCACCTTGCATAAGAATGCCTTCGAGAAAAAACTGTTTCTCTCCAGCTTCGTTTGCTTCAGTGATAACTTTGAGGTCTTCATAGACCTCGCACATTAGTTTGAAAGTCATTAGTATTCGGAGCCTCCTGTGATTGAAACAGTTTTATGCAGTTTCAAAATAACAGTGCTTGGTCCTGTACCAACTTTAGTAACAACAACATTTGAAGTTGCTTCAGCAGTGCCGTTATCAACGAGACGAGAGTCGGATAGATCGAAGCAATGTTGTCCGTTTGTAAGAACAAGAACTGTATTTGATCCGCGCTTGATTTCCCAATATGCGTTGTTCGCTCCACCTATAGACCATTCCGCAGAAACAATATTCAAACGTGTGACAGTTTCACCAGCGCTGTTAGCACCGATGGTTGCTGTCGAATGATTGAGATTAATAAAGCCGCTGTTATTGAACTTCGCAATAACCCAACCGCCTTTATTTTGTTTGTTTACGATACCTTCTGAAGCCATCTCTTATCTCACTTGTTGTTCTGAACGAACTGAAAGATCTTGTCGAATGACTCGAGGCTTTCAGTGATCTGTGACTTGAAGATTTCCTGATTAGCAGTTGACAACTGCGCGAAAACTTCCTGGATTGAATCTAGCTGATCAACGTCTAGTTCAACAACATCACCATTACTTAGTTCGATAGAAACACCTTCTTCGATTGTAGTGATGTTATCAAATACTGATTCAGCTTTAACACTTGAAGGACCACGAACAGGTGAAGTCTCGCCGCCTTCTTTATCAGCAGCATTCTTCTTTGATTTGCTGCCTTTGAAACCTGATTGGTCGGACAACTTAGAAGTGCCCTGTGAAACGACATCACGGTCGCCGTTTTTTGGATGAGTATCTTTATTACCCATCGAGCGCGCATTTAATGCCGCATCTGTACCAGCAGCAGGATATTCTTTATCGTCTTTTGTGTGCGCGTCTGCGAAATCTTCTTCACCCTTTGCGCGTGGTTTTAGAGCGGCAGCTTCTGGATTCTTCTTATCCAGCGCTTCACGCAGTTGCTTGAATGTTTTCATCTGGCACGATCTCCTGCTCTACTGGTTCTATTTCCTGCTCAACCTCAACTGGTTCTTCTTGTTCTGCAGGAGGATTTAGAAAGGATGAAGCTACATCAATTCTTTTCAGATCAAGAGCATCCTGCACCTTACCAGCCAAAACATCATGAATGGCGTCGCGGAAAGCTGAAGGATTCTCATCTTGCGCTGCCTGAACAGCGGTAATAATTTTGTCCATAATAACTCCTTTGTATTCAAACTATTTATAAAATAGGTATTTTATGTAGTCTTGACGTCAGGTATGAATGAACCATACATGTTAGTTCCATCACAGAAAAATGAAAATATATCAATCGCACCAGCTGTTGTTGTCAATGTTGGTGCAACGCCAGCAGTGAAATAAAACACCGAATTCCACGTTAATGTTCTACTTCCAGTTCCATCTTGAATAACTTTAAGTATATATGTGCCAACTTTAAGATTAGTTGGTGCTCCTACTGCACGGTTGCCACCAAGAGTTACTGTTGCAACTCTACCATTGGCAGCATTCCAAGCAATTGTTGCAGCATCTGTTAATGTTTGTGATGCATGATCTGCTCCCGCATCACTTATAGTTCCTGTTACATCAAGTGTATATGCTGGCGAAGGCGTCCCAATCCCAACATTACCGCTGCTGTCGATGGTGACAGCCGTGCTACTCGCATTATCATCAATACCCGTTGACTCGAACGCAGCAATAGTACCAGTCATTGTACCACCAGATAGAGGCAACTTAGCGTCTAACTGGGTTTGAATAGCACTAGTAACGCCATCAACATAATTAAGTTCTGTTGCTGTTGCTGTTAAATCACTTATATCACTTACAGTAGGACTTTCAAAAGTAATTGTACCTGAACCATTTGTTTGTAAAAACTGATTGGCACTGCCATCGCTAGTTGGAAACTTGTATGCGTTGTTGAATGTGATTGCACCGCCGTCGTTACCATCAATCTTAAATTGTCCGTTATTGCCTTGAGGATCTGCACCTGTACCATCAGTATCAACAGCAACCGAAAACTGTGTTCTAGCGGCATTATTTGTATTATCAAAAGCAAACGCACCACCTACAAGTAGTGATGTACCATTATAGTATTCGTGGTTACTCCTGAATAGATAGTCACCTGATTGTACAGCACTTGGTGAGGCAATCGTGCCTCTATATCTTCTTGTTCTTACATCTGGAGCGTCAGCACTATCATTGTACTGCTCCATACGAATCTGTGCTGTTTGAGCACCTTCGCCTGTCATATGTAGTGTTACTTCAGGTGAGGATTGGTTGATACCAATATAGTTACTGCCAGTATCAACTGCTAGTGTACTATCACTTACAATACTAGACCCGTCTCCACCAACAAGAAGTAGTTCATTGGCAGTACCTAGTGTAATACCAGTAACACCATCCAGTAGGTTAAGTTCAGTTGCGCTTGAAGTTACTAGTGTGCCGCCCAACTTCAGTCCATTAGTACCATCATGTGATGCTATGTCTACATCAAGAGTGCCATCCTGGAATGTAACATTGCCTGTAATAGTTCCACCAGCCTTCGGTAACATCGTAGCAATGTAAGCATTAGTATTTGCTAGTGCTGCACGTTCAGTTGAAGATACTGAAGCAATATATGAGTTTGTATTAGCTAATGCTGCTCTTTCAGTTGCCTCGTTAGAATCAACATCTGACTGAACTGAAGCAATGTAAGCATTAGTGTTAGCGAGAGCAGCTTTAGATCTAACATCAGCTTCGGTATAACTTGATGAGTTGAGTTTTGTAGCAATGTAGGCATTCGTGTTAGCGAGAGCAGCACGTTCAGTCGCTTCGTTTGTATCTACATCAGATTGAACAGATGCAATATAAGAGTTTGTATTAGCAAGAGCAGCACGTTCAGTTGAAGAAACAGAAGCAATGTAAGCATTTGTGTTGGCAAGAGCCGCTCTTTCCGTTGCTTCATTAGCATCGACATCAGATTGAACACTAGCGATATATGAGTTTGTATTGGCTAATGCTGCTCTTTCCGTTGCTTCGTTTGTATCTACATCAGATTGAACACTAGCAATATATGAATTCGTGTTTGCAAGTGCTGCTTTAGATCTTACATCAGATTCAGTGTAACTGGAACTTGCAAGTTTAGCATCTAACTGAGTTTGAATATTGCTAGTTACACCATCAGAGTAATTTAATTCTGTGGCTGTTGCTGTAACAAGTGTGTTATTAAGTCTTAATCCTGTGCTTGATCCATCATGTGTTTCAATATCAAAGTCAGTACCATTCAAAATCTTGAATTCTGTACTAGTCATGCGCACATTGATGTTTTGTGATCCTGCTTTTTGGTGCGCTATCTCAATAATACCATCTTCTGTGCCATTACTGGCATCACCTATCTTACCTGTAATTTTAGCAAATACTGTTTTGCCGCCTGCATCATTATCAGCACTGAACTTTATCTGACCAATATAGTTTGCGTCTGCGCCTGTTATATTTCTGAACAATTCGAACTCAGGAGCCGCAGCGCTGCCTGCTGTGGTGCTTGTGATATCAAAATTGCCAGTAAAGGATGGCGAAGCAATATCTGCCTTCGTAGCAATATAAGCATTAGTGTTTGCTAAAGAAGATCTTTCAGTAGCAGCAGTCGCGGCAATGTAAGCGTTTGTGTTTGCAAGAGCAGCACGTTCGGTAGCTTCATTAGCATCAACGTCTGACTGAACTGATGCTATGTAAGCGTTTGTGTTTGCTAATGCTGCTTTAGATCTAACATCAGCTTCGGTATAACTTGATGTATCTAACTTCGTAGTAATATACGCATTTGTATTTGATAATGCTGATTGAAAAACTGAGTTAGTTACATATACGCTTGTTACATTAGCAACTTGCATACGATCAGATATCAGTGTTCTAATCGCAGTATTTGTGCTAGTAAGATTATTGTTGATTAGATCTATTCGTGCTGATTCACTAGCAATATATGAGTTAGTATTACCTAAGTTTGTGTCGGTTGTAGATATCGAAACGGCATTTGAACTAAATGATGCACTGCCTGTAACATCGCCTGTAAGAGCGACAGATGCTGTTGCGCCTAGTTTCTGACCAAGATTAGTTGTAAGAGTTGTTGCAAAGTTTGGATCATCACCTAGTGCAGCAGCCAACTCATTGAGAGTATCAAGAGTAGCTGGTGCTGAATCTACAAGATTTGTTACTTCAGTACGAACAAATGCTGTTGTGGCAAGTTGTGTTGTGTTTGTTCCTGCAGCAGCTGTTGGAGCAGCAGGAGTTCCAGTAAATGTAGGTGAAGCGATATCTGCTTTTGTTGCTATGTAAGCATTTGTGTTAGCAAGAGCAGATCTTTCGGTCGACGAAACTGAAGCAATATATGCGTTGGTGTTTGCCAAAGCAGCACGTTCGGTGGCTTCATTAGCATCAACATCTGATTGAACACTAGCAATATAGGCATTGGTGTTTGCTAATGATGATCGTTCTGTAGCAGCAGTTGCCGCAATATAAGCATTTGTATTAGCTAGTGCTGCACGTTCAGTTGCTTCATTAGCATCAACATCAGACTGGACTGATGCGATATATGCGTTGGTGTTTGCTAATGATGCACGTTCA